ACAACATCGCCAGTTTTTTGATAACCAGCATTTTGTCTTTCATCTACTCTGGTATAAACTTCCTTGAGAGTAAAGTTGTCTTCTTTTACCTGTGGTCTTAGTACTGATTGTTGTGTATCAATAGAGCACTTATAATCAATAGATTGAAGATTACCAATGCGATGAGTTTCGAAATTATCTACAACAAAACCGCTCTTAAATCTATCAAGACCAATTTCATCCTTAATTTGCATATTTAAAGCTTGTTGCTCCAATACGCTGAGAAGAGTATAATATTCTAATCTTTCAATACGCTTTTCTAATTTGCCGATATCACGCATAGTGTAACGCTTGTTATCGACAGGAATAATTCTCACATCTTTATTGCTGTCTGTATATGCAGGAATATAGAGATAGTATAAAGCAATAGCGTCATCAATAATTTCTGGCTTAGATGGATTTAATGAAGAATTACCTTCTTTGATAATAAATTGTCCTTTCTTATCTAAAAATACTCCGTCAATTCTATCGAGATATTGTGTTTCACTGAAAGAGAATGTGTATTCTAAGTTAAAATCTGATGCAGGAGATCCTGCTATAATGCCACCAGGACCAGAGAATTTAATATAATCTTGTTGCGAAAGTAAAGTCTTATCTTGGAATCCAGAAATAATAGTATCGTTATCAGCTTTTGGTCTAAAATCAATTACATCTTTTAGAGAAGTAATTCCATACACAGAAGAATTGAATGATGGAATTTCTTCCGAACCAACACCAGCTTCGTGTAGATAAGAATCTACTGTGCAGAAATCACCTTGGGAATGCTCAAAATAGTCAAAACCAATAACTAGTTGACCTACTGGAGCTTCAAATCCAGGCTTTAAAATTATTCTGGATACATCATAATGAGTGTCACGTTGACCATCATCGAATGTAAATCTATTTGTTACATCTGTTCCAGAGATCAAATTGCCATTTGTATCTACTTTTGGTGGATTTGTTGAAGATCCTTCATAAACATATTTTAGCTTATATGCATCAGAATAAGAGAAAATTTCTACTTCTTCTGTATCATAATCCTGACCACGCAGAGGAATAACTCTATCGCCACTAGATGTAACTACAATTCTCTTATTTTTGATTGCTGTCTTTAATCTTGGCTTGGCTTTGGTAACTTCAATAGTTGCCGACAGTTTTAACTTAGGGAAGTTTGAAGTTAAATTGCCAAAGAAATTATTTGGTAATGTAATTATAACACTACCAGCAGTCAAGCCACTTGTAGTATCTGATGAAGTTTCGACATTAACATAGCTTGGATCAATATAAAGAATATCTCCATTAGAAACTAGAGTTGAACTTCCTCTATCAATAACTGTAATTAGGAAGTTTTGTTCTGAGTAAGAAGTAAATCTTTGTGTGCCAAATGGTAGTTGAGCAGCAAATGTAACACTACCACCACTTGAAGAACCTGTAGTGATAAAATCTCTTCTTACATAATATTTGAACTTACTATCTGCACTATCCTTGATTAGTGAACTTACTTGGCTACTACCTGTTGGGAAGATTAGACTTGTATTGAAATTTGAAATTTGTGGTCTTAATCTAACGACAGAAACATTAATTGCATTTGCTGGCAATGCATAATCTAAGTAAATACGTGCTTTCTTTGATCCTTCTGGCTTAGTAGTATATTGAACGATCATTCTATTCGTTCTTCCTTCATCATCAGCAAATAGAATTAAATCACCTTGCGTCAATAGCTTAGTTGGATCTCCACCAAAACCATTGCATTCAATATACTTGTCTCCAGCAAATCCAGTAAAACTGAAATCAGTTATGGGAGTTGTATCTGTATAAGCTGTCTTATTTACTTCGATATCAGCAGTAAATTTATTATTCTTTGCAGAACCATACTCAGCAAAGAATGACTTTACATTTTGTGGTGAGTAAGTGTATACTGTATCTCTATATAAAACTGGTTCCACTATACAAGTAGAAACTGTTGCTTCGGCTGAATTTACAACAACAATAGGTGGAGTGGAATATTCTGCTGATACTGAATCTCTATCTAAAACATCAATTCTGTAAACTGAACTTCCTTCCGTAAATACTTTTACTTTCGAGTTGTCATATGAAACGCCATCAATGGTTACAGTTGGATTAACAAATCCAGCACCACGCTTGGCAACAATAAAGTGGGATATTGTATTTTCTTTAGCAATACGCAAAATGTTTCCATTTTCGTCAGTGATGCTCTCGCCAGGCTGGAAGGTGCCTGAGAGCGTCTTTACGAAAAGGGTGTTACCATATGAGTAAAACTCGGTTAAGGAGCCTTCTACGACCCCGTAGGCACCGCTCTGGAGACCCTTGATGTACTTGCCTGGGGTGAATTGTTGGCTACTGATGTTACTTTCAGGAACAGTACTATCCAATAATAGTCTGGTGAAAAATACTGGATTGAAATAATTAAATTTGAAAGTACTGTTGTATGATGCAGTACCATCATTCAATCTGCCACGAGAAATAACAATATCAGTATCTTGATTAAAACCATTGCCTCTTTCTACTAGGCTAAAATTCTTTGGTTTAGCTAGACCAATAACAGGAGTAATAACTTCACTATAATCTACTACAGAACCAAATTTATTTTGGTTTGCGAAAGCATCTGCTTGAGATAAAAATACATCACGTAATTTAGATGCAGATTGTTCATCATATTCCTTGAGGAATAATGATAGTAAATCCTTTTTACCGTATATAGTAAGCTCTAATAAAGCAACATCTGCAGCAAGATCTGGGCGATTTACTTTGGAATATGCAATTGGTCTTACACTATCAATAGTTGATGGTGTTGTGCCAGTTCTTGTCTTAATAAACCAAAGATCATTTAATACAGAATCAAAGTTGCTATCATTGATAGTTTGGATTGGATTGGTTAAACTAGATACTGAGATATAGATAGTTTTAATACCATAACCAATTTCAAACCCTTCGCTTCTTCTGCTAATAGTTTGCTTTTGATTGGATGCCGACTCTAGATCATTTAGACCAATAGTGCCATCATTAAATACTGAATTTAAAAATACAGTTGGGTATGCAGTTGCATCAGCACCTTCATCATTTAATGGTATAGTTCCATATACGTTAGTAACTTTAAATTCAGCTAATCCTTGAGTCTTTAAAGTAATGTTATCACGAGTAATAGTATCTCTGGATTTGTTAATTGGTAGATATTTGGTTTCTCCATTAACAATTTCGTAGCCTCTTACATAAGCTTTGCCTGGACCTACACTAGCAAGAAGTTTGGAAGAAGCTTCTGATTCAGAAAGACCATTAACTAAATTATTTGAATCTTTGGTAAAGATACCAAAATTATTATTTTTTTGATAATATTCTCTAACTTCTAAAGAAAAATTATCTACAACGTAATCACCAGATTCATCATATGTTCTGCGAGCTAAAGTGCTTTCTAAAAGAGTATAATCAGCTTGCTTAATCTGCTTTTGAACTACACCAGATTTAATTGATAACAGCTGAATGAAATTTTTATCAGTCTGTGCTCCATATTCATAAGTTTTCAACTTCAGATTAATAGTTAATCTGTGGGCTCCTGGAGCAGTTGAATTTGAAAATCCTTTTGAATTATCATATAAAGATGCATCTTGCTCAGGAGCAATGATATTCTCTTCAATATCAAAACCAACAATCAATGATGGTTCGTTATAATACTTATTGATTACTAATAACTGTTCGTTATTTCTTACAAAATATCCATTAATAAAATAAATTCCTTCTTCTACTTTAACAGCAGAAGCAAATCCCATTGCGGGGCTTTCTTTGAATGATGATTGATTTGTATCTGGATCAGTAATTTTAATACTTGTTGGTAAGGCGCTTCCATCAGTACCAACAACAAGTAGGGGTGTATTAACACCATTAATAATTTCTAAAGTTTCGCCTTGACGAAAAGTTAGCTCATCCCCAGAATTGCCACTAGTTGTATATTTAACAAATAGTGTATCGGATTCTGTTGATGAGCTATATTCTGCAGCTAAGACATTAGCAACAACACCAGATGTAATTCCCTGAACTTGTTGACCTATTAGCTTCTTAATATCATATTTTTGGAAAACAATATTTCCATCTACATTCACTGCTACTTCTGAAACAGAAGACAGCTTAACGTAATCCAATCGAGTATTTAACCCGACTTCTCCAGGTACTACTAAATCTCCTTGTTTAAATTGAAATTTACCGTAGCTTTCAATTTGATTTTGGAGAATAGACTGGAGGGAGGTTAACTCCCTCGTCTGAATTGAATATCCTGGTCTAAAAAGAACTTTGTAGAAATTCTTTTTAGCGTCAAAATCATCATAGTATGGGGATACATTAAGATTTGTCTTCTGTGGCATTGTAAATAAGTTCTAGAGAATTTCTTACTAATCTAATGATCAGAACTCAATAACCAGTTTGATATCTTCGATTTGGTCAGGGGCTCTGGTGATTAGTCTTCTATTCTCTATGTATATTACTTCTCCAGAGTTATTTTTGATTTCTGGAAGAGCTAAGCCATCAGTGAAAGTAGAACCAAGAAGAACCGTGCCATCAGCAAAAGTGGTGTCAACTGCACCAGAAGCTAGTGAAATGCCGCCAGTAATTGCATTAGAAGCATTTGATTCAAATGCACGAACAACACCATTATTCTTGTGAAGTTGTGGTGATTGGATATACTTCAATACGCCAGCAGTTGTGCTGCCAGAATCTAAAGTCCATGAAACAACGGTTCCTAGAGCAGTTCCGCCAGTTACAGTTTGAGTAATAGTTTCGTCAGGAACAAAACCAGCAGTAGCACCAGTGATTTTTACGGAATATAAACCATTAAGTGTATCTACTGTTGCATAATCAGTAGTTCCATTTAGAAGTGGGTTTCTTAAAATACCAATTCTGCGGAAATCGTTATCAACTGGGAAGTCGCCAGAACCTTCAGCATAAGTTAAACGGATGTTAAGCATTACTCGCTTACCATTTAGCTCTTCTTCTAGGTTAGCACCATGACCACCTTGAGGAGAAATGATTGGCTCTAATGCTCCAGTTGCGTTTGAAGCAACAGTTACAGCAGCAGTTAATGCACTGTCACTGAATAAACCATATGCAGTAGCTCCAGAACCTGTGCCAGTTGCTAAAGCAACAGTTGCATAAGTGTAACCACTACCAGCAGCAGTTACAGAAACTGAAGTAATTGCACCACCAGAAACAACAATTTGTACTTTACCACCAGTACCATCACCAGTAATAGGGGCATAGTGAGTGCCATTAGGTAAGTTTGCTCCAGCAGCCTCAACTAAAACTACACGTACTTCGCCATCTACAGCAGCAGCTTCAGTTGCGACACGAGTAGCATTTGTGCTATCAACAATTGGCATAAAGTCAGTTGATAGGAATCTTAATACATCATCGGTTGGGATGGTGAACAAATATTTCCAGATATATGTGCCAGAAGGTTCTGAATAAATGCCACTTGCATAGGTTCCTTGTCCAGCAGCTGGAGTTGTTTTTGGCTCATATGTAGCATTTGTTCCTGTTGGGTTTGCAGGAGACTGGCCATTATAAAGACACTTGAATACTTCATAATTTGAGTTTACAACATAGAACTTAGCATCAGAAATTGACGATGCTCCAGTTGCACCAGATTTGCCGATTTGACCACCACCGCCAGGGGTAGCCGAGTAATCAGGCTTCCACATGTCAAATTTAGGGTTAGCAACCAGATCCCAATTGTATCTTCTGATTACTGTTCTTGCATATGTTGAAGTTACTCTCTTAGCAGCAATAATATCATCATAGATATCATATTTTTCTGCTTGGTTATCTAGGGGAACAGGTGGAACATCTTCGGTAGCGTAACGATATACACCTGTTAATGCCTGAGCACCAGTATCTGAAGTTCCGTTCCAGCCTTTTAGAGTTGAACCAACGTTTGGTGAAGCTGTTGAGCTAGGAAGAACATCATAAAGAAGTAAGCTATCCGCATTTACTACACGGATTTTTGCTTTAAATGTAGCACTTGCATAAGAAGAGCCAACGTAAACTTCTTGGCCCGCTACAAATGCAGTAGCATTTTTGCTGTAAATTTCTAAGTACGAATCCCATCTCTGAGAACGACCAACAAAAAAGTACATTCTGGTGCGCTCTACGCCAGTATCGGTAGAACCTTCCGAAAGAGATTCTAGAAATTGTCCAGCATTAAAAATCCTGAATTTATCTGAAATAATAGCAGCCATTTACTTGAACTCTCTAGTGAATTTTTATGTCTGATGTATTTATATTTATACAGATCAGACGGAATATGGTATAATTTGATTTCCTGAATTAATAATATTTGATCCATTAATAATAGTACAACCAGTGAATGTTGATGTAGTTTTTCCAGTATATTGAACAACAGTATACTGTCCAGTAGAAGAAGCCTGTAATAAGTAACCTGTAGTTGGGAATGCAGAAATATTTCCCACAACACCAATTATACTTGAAGAAGATAAATTAGATCCGACTGCATAGACTACAGGATTTTGAATAGAAGGAATTCCCATATTAAATCTTTCTCCTGTCAATGTAATTGCAGAAGTTGGTCTTTCCGTAAAATCATTAATTGTCAATGATGGATACGCTAAAGATAACTCTAGTAATGACATGCCAGAGTTAAATGTTCCAGTATCAATAAACATATTATCTTGGAAAGATTTTAAAGTTAATCCAACGTTTCCTACTTGATATGAAGTATAAAACTCTTCACGGAATATGGTTTTATTAATAACATTTATTGTACTTAAATTTCTCAATACAACTTCATTTTCTGGATCTTCTAATGTAATTTCTCCTGTTCTAGTCTTAATTGGGTTAAACAATACTACAGACTCTTCAAAATAATCTAGAACTCCAAACTTGCGGAATATTTCAATATCTGCATTTTTAGCTACATTAGTTGTAATTACTTTACTAAATGTGTATGCAGAAACAGGAACATCAATTTCCGATACAATTGAAGAAGAAATTACATTATTAAATTGACTTATTAGTTCTGCTGTTTCTTTTAGAATTTCAATGTCGGTATTAACAATTGTGTTTGTGGCAGAACTTATTGTCTCAATAGAATTAGCAAGTATCGTTTGTATTGATGAAGAATAAATTTGTTGATAAGTATCAATTACAGAATTAATACCAGTTACGTACTCAGTGCCATTTTGCTGTATCGTAGTAACAAAACTAGTGATCTTAGAATCTGGTGGAGCAATAACAATTTCAGTAACTATACGGCTATTTGCATTTTGTATGTCAATTTGCTCAATTGATATAATATTTGTAGCTGTATCTTGTATAGTTACTACAGGAGTATCATCATATAAAACCTGAGTGCTTCTTACCGATTCAAAATAAGTAGTACTGATTTGAGATACAGTAACTTCAGTAATAATTTCTGTAGTTGGCCCAGCAGAAACTACAGTTACAAGTTCAGGTAAGTGTCTAAGATAATCACCTGCATTATGAGTTGTTGCAGTAGTTCCGAATGTTCCACGAGCAACATCTAAGAAACGATCACTTAGCTTTTTGTTATAAGTTACAATTTCTTTTCCAATAAGTAATCTACTAGAATCTGGGAATCTGCTTGTATCAGGAATATAAACAATAGTATCAGTTTCAGTGAGGGGAAGATCCAAGAATGCTCCAACATCATTAATAGAATATGGTGCAGTTTCAATAATAGAATTATTAACTACTTTGGTAATATTCTTTGTGATTTGTCTATCAGTTGAAGTTACTGTAGAACGAGAAATTACATCGAATGGAACATCAATAATATTTGTAATCTGTCTATCAGTAGAAACAATACTACTGAATTCAATTGGTCTAATAAATCCAGCAGAAACATAAAGTTCTGTGTATAATTTTTTATTTTCTAATCCAACATCATTAATTGTTTGAATGATTGCAGTGATATTTCCTTCAATACTGAGATTATTAGGACCATTAAAAGAAATAATTTCTAGTACATTACCTTCAACTCTAGCAGTTTGTACATCAACAAAGCTAGAAAAAGTTAATGTAAATCCAGTAATTTCTATATTTAAATTCAGCTCAGTAAAGCTATCAATTTTCCTATTAGGATCCTTGATAATATCATAACCCCTAGAAACTACTACTGTAGGAGCTTCTATGTATCCAGAACCACCGTCAAGTAATTTAAGATCAATTACTTGACCATCATATACAATAACTTCAGCTCTAGCACCACCACCAGTTTTATCATTTGGAATAAACTGTAAAATTGGTGGTGTATAATATTGATATGCAGTTGGTTGCAATAATAAGTTATATTTAAAATATAATTCTAATTCTCTCTTATTCCAATCTAAAGAAACAACTTTTCCATTGGCGATATTTGCAATAACTGCTAGTCCTTCGCCTCTAACAATATCATTATAGTTTGTAGCAAAAATTTTGCTATAAACATTATTACTTACAAAAGAATCATAACGATAATCTTTTGTTTTTACTTTAGCTGGTATTGATGAAACTTCACGATATGCTTTTTCTCCATCAATTTTAATTAAATCACCTGGATGTAAATTAGCATATGATCTGGTTTGTTCATACCAAGCTTTGTCAGCTAATTCAGAACCATATAAGTATCTGCTGCTAGATCTGCTTAATAATCTATCTCCATCAGTATTCTGTTCGTATAAAGTAGAAAGTTGATATGGGCCAGAAATGGTCAGATCTGAAGGATCATTCAGACCTGGATGGGTAGAAAATTTGAGCGAGTAATTAGAATTGTATAAGACGTTTTGTGATGATAAAGTTATATTCCATTGGGTTTCCGTTGCTTTTCTAAAAGCTCTTAATTTTCCTAGTGCTTTATTATTTTGATATACCCAAATTTCTTTCGTTCCTACAGGACCATACCAATTTATAAACTGGGTATATGTACCAGAACCAGTAATTGTTAATGTTAATTTATTGTAGAAAGTATCTTTTTCAAAATCATAAACTGTTAATGATTGAGCAATATCTCTACCATATAATAGAATTATATTGACATCAGGATAAATGGCTTCGCCACTTTCTGACACAAAATAATTTAATGGTTTAGTAAATGTTATTGTAGGACCACTTATTCTATATGATTCTCCTTCTACTTGTAGAACACCATCAATAAAAACTAAAGCGTATTTTGAATTATCAATTTTCTTTACTCGTTGAGTAATTTCATCAATGATTAAAAATGGGCCAGTTCTTCTATACTCAATTAAATCATTATTAATTTTTAATCTCAAGTAAGAACCAATTGTATATCCAAATGAAGACTCCCTGCCAGATAGTTGTGGCTCGGTATTTTCATCTATGTCAGAATGTTTGATCGGTGGATCAGAAAATACAATTTTATCAGTAACATCAGGATCATCTGATCTTAAGATATAATATGAATTTTTTTCTGGTAAATAATTTAACTCTTCAGTTGAAGTATCAATAACAGATGATTTTGCTTTTTGAACAATTGAGTTTAATGTTATGATTAAATTCTCATTTTTATCTGTCTTTACTATATCATTATTGTCATAATACAAATCAAATTGCATATTTACGCCATCAAATTCAGACTCAATTGATCTTAATTTTCTTAAGTATTCAAAATTTAAATCATCTGTCTTGAATTTAAAATATCTACCATAAAATTTCTGGCCAGTAACATATTGACCTTCTGTTGTGTTTGATCCAAACGGAGGATAACTAAAAGTAATCTGTGTGCCGCTTACAGTGTATGCTTCGCCAGGTTCTTGTAAAACTCCATCTAAAGTAATTATTAATTGTTGCTCATTATATGGAGCAATTGGCAATCCAGATTTTTTATCAATTAATGTAAAAACAGTATCTCCAATTGGCTGACCATCATAAGAATCTAATCTACCATTAAACGGAGTGGAAAGAATAAATTCGCCAGCGATAGTTTCTGAATTATCAAAAGTATCTACCGAAATAGATCCAAGACCTCTTTCGACTTTAAAAGCATTTAAGTTTACAAATGATTCGGTTACATATCTTCTAGTTCCAATTACGGAAATATTTTTTGCTCCAAGATTTATAAATGTAACTGACTCTGTTTTATTTGCTTCTATTTCTGATGGCATAGAAGTATTGCCATCAGATTCTACCGCAACTTCGCCAAACAGTTTAAAACCAGCTGGGTGTACAGTTTCTTTAATTAAATCTCTCCAAACAGAAATTGGAGTTTTTGATTTAATTACATAAGAGTAATCTTGATAAAAGAATGAATCAGTGATCTTTTGCGAAGAAACACCAATCTTTCCTTTATCCGAAGCAAATCTTCCTTGATTGTCAAAGAAGGTTCTGATATCTGGAGCAAATACAGTTGATAATACTGCCTTAATCGTCGCAGTATTATTTTTGACCGTGCCTTTGATTGGTAATGATTTATCAATTACACCATTAATTTTTTCAAGTCTAAGAATATTGCTTCCTGGTCTAAATCCATTTTTGGCAACAACAGCAGAAAAAATAATATTTCCGTTATCATATTGAACTACCTTTTCGCCTATAGCAAAAGCATTGTCTACTACATCTTCAAGAAGTAGTGTTGTTGGAGATTTAAATTCGGGATATAATGTTTTGTCGTTATGGAAGGCATAACCATTTTCGACAATACTAACTGTTTGGGGAATGCCAATATTATTACTAGAAAAATATACTTTTACATCAGTTTCTATAATCTTTATTGTTGGGAGATATGAGTAATTTCTTCCTTCGTTGCGAACAGTAACTCTATTAATTGCGCCCGAATCTACTGATACTTCAAATTGAGCATCAGATCCATCTCCATCTACAACAATTGCTTTTGGTTTGGAATAATTTGACCCACCATCAATAATAGCAATAGATTTAATTTTTTTCTCTACAGCATCATAAATCACATCAATTTTAGCTTCATACTCTTCGGCAACATCAATTCCATACACAGTAGGAACACGACGATAATCATCTCCAAAATTTTCAATTAATATACTGTTTATTTTGCCGATAGCAAATTTAGATGATGTTGTGTAATCGATTGTACCTGTACCATCATATTCTGGAACGCCAGATAGATTGTAAACAAATTTAGTATCTGTGGAATAAACTACTTCCTTTTCTCCTGTCAGTGGATCATCTACTACTTGTAGATACGAATTTTGTGTATTTACATCAGATACTTTAATAAAATAAAAATAATTGGTGAAATTGATTGGTTTTTTCTGCTCAAATGTATTTGTTGAAATATTTGGTCCAAATCCCAATTTAATCGACAAATAAGATCCAGGGTTGCCAGGAGAAATGCTACTTACAAACTTTTCTTCTGTAAATACATTATAATTTGAACTGGAAGAAAAGTCCAAATAAGTATCAGTCATTGAAAAATGACTTACATCAAATCTGTATTTGTAGTATTTTTGGATTTGTACAACTGGATTGGCAGCAAAATTTGTGTTATCTTTGGAAAATTCTAGTCTATATTCAGAAGAATCCGTGGAAGAAATAGTTACTAATTTTCTTGGGCTGCTTGCATCATAAAAAGTATTACTTCTTAGTAGTTGATTTGGAGATGATGAAGAGTAATCAAACACCAATGTTAGTTCTTGTGTTTTTTCGTCATAAGAAGATACATATGGATCATTTAATCCATCACCTTTAATTCTTTGTTCTTCAGTAAATCTGTATCTTGCATTCAATGAAGATATTTCTTTGCCATTATAATGATCTACAATACGAGTTTGATTTTGACCACGAACAACAAAGACAGATTTATTGATTTCGTTTACAGAAGTAACTTTAACAATTTCGTCACCTATCTGTAAAAGGTCATCATTAGAAACACTAACAATAGAATTCAATTTCAATTCTGTATTTTCTTTAGCAAATCCAACATGATCAACTAATAAAGTAAGTCTTTGTGTAGAAACACTCGATACTAATCTATTCAGATCATCATCGGCTACAGTTAAAATATCTCCTTTTCTGTAACCAGTACCTTTATTTGTGATTATTACCTGTACAACTCCACCATAATTAGAACCATTTGCACCAGAAACGATTATAGTAGCTCTAGCGTTACCAGGATCGCCAGGAAGACCAATTTCATTTCTTGCTGTAGTATTATTTTGAAAAACTAATTCTACGTTGGTATAAGTGCCGACAGAGTAATCTACGCCACTATTTAATAGATCATAACGACCTAAACCAAGGTCATTAATCTTTTTGATTACTCTAGGAGCTTTTAATGTTACTTTTTGATAATATCTTTTTCTGACATAATATTCTGTTTCAGTTAAAGAATCATCTGGATTTACATCAATAATAACTTTATCGCCAATAGTTAGATTGTGATTCTCATCTGTTTCTACAATGGCAATATTGTCATTAATTGTGTTAGCAACGATGCCAATACTTAATGAATTTAGAATAATAATTTTAGAACCAACAGTATCATTTAAGTTACCACTCTTTAGGAATAAGGTGTTATCAACTAAGAAATTACCAGTTAATACTTTTAATTTTAAACTATTTTGATTGTTAGTAGTTTCTAAAACCAATCCAGTAGCTACTGGATCATCAATGCCATTTGATAAAGATATGACACTACCTGCAGTAAATGAAGAGTTTTGACTTAAAACTAAATTAATTACATTAATAGTGGATTCAATTTCTTCATTTGGTTCAAAAGATCCACTAACATCTCTTAAAACTAATTGATTGTTATTAATTACGTTACCAATTAATGTACCAACAGCACCAGTTGATGGTTGGGTGATAGTATCACCTTCAAAATAATATGCAGTCTGTAACGTTTTAATTTCTGTAGCTTTTGTTTGTTTTGTTTCCAGAGATAAAACATTTTTGCCTACAACAGAGGCTACTGAAGCTGCTGCCCCACTTCCTTCAGTATTCGAATTATTGATTCTTACTACAGAACCAACTTTAAAGTTATTGTGGGAATCTTCTACTGTAGCACCAGATACTCCACCAGTTTTGACACTTTCAATATAAGCATATGCACTAGAGCCATTATTTTCTAATTCAGGAGTTCTTAATCTTCTAGCTTTTACTGGAAGATCATTTTGTGAAATATTTGAATTGTAATTAGAGTCTACAGGTAAAGAATAATAGTTTTTACCTAAAATATAAGGAAAAACTGGAACATTACTTGAATTGACTGTCAAGAAATACGCATAAACACCATTTGGATAATCAGGAGTAACACAAAATCTACCATTATTTTCGTCTAGCTCTGTTTTTCCTGTGTTGACAGATGGTTTCCATTCATAGTCTTCAATAAAAGTACCTAATGGATATGTGTTTACCGAAGGACCATTTAGACGAGAAGATTTTAATTGATAACCAGAAGATAACCTTACTACCAAAGAAGAAGGATCTGTTGGATTTTGGTATCCAAATGGACCATAAATTGGCACACCATCATAAGCAAAACCAAGTATTGGTGAATGAGTTTTATATGATGGCTCGTTAAATGCAGAATTTAAATTATCATTGAGCAGTATTCTCAATCTGGTTGGGTTTGCTATTCTGCCGTAAACATAATCTTTATCTTGTCTATTGATACTATCATAAGTTTCGACAACATAACCATAGCTGTCATCAACTTTTAATTCATTTTTCTTTAATCTATCAAAAGACCACTTCTCGATTTCAGCAAATGCACTTGCTTCTGTTCCTCTAGCATCTTCTATTACTTCAACTACAACATTTTCTTTGGTGTAAAACTTCCCTTCGTCTACTTTGACAAAATCTACAAGTTGACCTTTTGGTGATATTACAGCTGTATAATCTGCAAATTTGCCTCTACCTGCCAAATCAGTGATTCTAATAACAGGTGGAGATGAATAGTATTCACCTGGATTTCTAATAATTAAACTAGTTATCTTGCCACTAGTAACTACAGCATCTACTTTGGCTCCTCTACCAGAAGTTATAGTTATTGAAGGAATTCTTGTAAATGATTCGGTAGTATTGATCGCAATTGATTCTAAAACTTCACCTGATAAAGATGCATTGGCTTTCTTTGGTTGATCGTTAATTAATACAAATGGAGGGTTCTTGTACCCTGTGCCATTTTTTGTTACTGTTATTTTAGTAATTTTGCCAAAATTGACAAATTCACTGTCTTTGTGGTTTAAAACTAGTGTACCATCAACAAAAATACCAACGTCTCTATTGCCAGTTGAGTATACTTCTGTTGTTGTGGTGGGATTTTTTCTGATTAAACGAAGTAAATTCTGACCAACTAAGTTTACGTCAACTTCACTCGACAAAATATCATGTGATGGATAACCAGAAGAACAGATGTAATAATACTGGTCATCTTCGTAAATTGCTGAAACATTAGCGAGTTCTTCAGAAACAGCATTTTGAAGTGCTACATTAGATTGAATACTTGGTGAAAGATTGGATTCGTTAATAATCCACCTAACATTATTTGTTGTCTTATTAAAAATTATTGGATCTCTGGTTTCAAAACCAGAATCTGAAATTTGGATAGCATCTTTTTCTTCGGAATAAGGTGCTGCTTGAGCAACATTTAAGTTGTATAAAATTCCTAAAGTTAGTAAAGATGTTTCTTTGCAAGTTACTGTCGAGAATGAATATACATTATCTCCTGCAAAATGTGTAGAAGGCGGTGTTCCTCGTTGATCTACTACAAATTGAGTTGCATTTTTTGCATTATATTTGATAACTTCATTGCCAATCAAAATTTTTCCAGTAGACTTCCAACCCATGGTGGAACCTACATTAATTTTTTGTCCTGTGGATAATCCTGTGGTGATTGATTTTCTTAATGTTGTTTTGGAAGCAATCTCAAATGTTCCATTAATTGTAGCTGGATCTAATATAATTTCGTATATGTCACCTTCTTCTGTAGATCCTTTGAATACAACGTTATCAACAATAGCCGATGCATACAGCATATCTGGCTTTGTTTCGTCTAGTGCTTGAGTTAGACGTTCTCCAATTATTGATAAAGGATCTCCAGACAGAAACTTTACTTTTAAAGAGTATGTTGATACCCAATCAGAAGTAGATGCTTTGATTGTGGAATCTTTTGGATTGTATACTTCAGGGATATCTCCTGCATCTCTGGATACAATAGAATTAAAAATAAATTTAATTGACTTATCAGTACCTTTTGCTTTATAAAATTTACTGATATTTTTGATCAGGGTTCTTTTATCAACCTGACCCTTCAAATACTTTTCTGGGAAAGCTCCTAAGTACTGAGACTCGAAGTTTTTAATGAATGCATATAAAAACAGATTACTTACATTATAAACTAACTGCCCCGCTTCATGGGAGGCTGATTCTGTAGATACAAATGTAGTTTCTGAATAAAGGTCTCCTAGAGTAGTATTTCCACTAACTCCTCTAGAAACATCTAAAAATTCTGTATCTGTTCTAGATTTGTAGAAACAGATTTCATTATTGATGCGAATATAACCATTCTCTTTAGGGAATGATGTTGCATCTAATACAGTAATACTAGCAGCATTATCACTAATATTAGATACTAGTGTGGTATATTGATTTAAAAGATTCTCTTCATAGAAGTCAATATCACGATATTTTGTGATATTACTAATAATATCGATGGGTTGACCCTGCGACTCTAACTGCTCGTAGTACTTTTCTACGAACTTAGAAAAATTTACGTATTCGGAAGATATGAACCCTGGTAACTGTTGTTCGACGAGGGTTGAAATTTTTCTAGTTTTTGGAGCCATCTAGATTACTCTTGATATGCGATGAACTTACTGTTTGCAATATCAATGTCAAGGTATACATTTCTCAAAGCATTGATATCATTGGACGCTGGTTTTACACGAATCTCGATTCGATTGTCAAAATAACTACCTTTTATGATAGTTAAATCATACAGCATAATCTCTCCCTTTTCATAATTTATGTCTCCAACAAAATCGTTCAAAACAATCTTATCACCAGTTAAAGAGTCTATTCTATATAGGACAATTTTGGCAGCCCTATCTTCCAAATACACTGTATAATTGGGATATTCGCTAACAACAAACCCAGATGATTGCATCACAGGCTCTTCACAATCAATGTAGAATTGGTTCTGGAAACAAACCTCATAAAAGAAGGTTGAGTTGATAGAAGGATAAAAATCCTTTCTCATCATTACGGTTGTTTGGTTGGAATTAATTGACCTGTCTGCGTCATCAATTACGCCAACTGCTTTACTGTATCTAAATTTACCATTGAATTTTTCAACGTCAGATGTATCAATATAATTTTGTAGTCCAGAAATTACTTTTGAACGAATTTCTTCAGGAACTAATGTTGTGATCTGTCTGTTGTAGAAAATTTTAGATGATAACTCAACATACAATATAGATGGATTAATAATTTCAGGAGTTACCGAGGCAACCATATACTTCTTCAATTCACGTACAATTTCTTGTTTTGTATATGAAGATAGTGCAGCTGAGTTATTTGGCTTGATTGAAATCTTTACTTTACCATATTCAGGTGGTTCTGCTTCTTCGCCACCGTAAATAATGATATCAGCGACCGCTGGGTAAATATTCCTGACAATAGCAGCATAATCAGCGGCTGTAACTGCACGATCTTGAGTGCCATAATACTTCGGAGCATTAAATTTGATCTTCGAAATGCTTTCTACTTCTTCGCCACCACTAGCAGCAGCATTAGTAGTTACATTAACAATGCTTAGCGGGTAGTCTGAATTTTCTTCTAAGTCTTCTAAAACACCACTGAAGGTGAAAGATCTAGCTCCATTCGTATCAGAACCGTTTGTGGTGAGATAACTAATCTCAATATACTCACCGTTCTCTAATTTTCTACCTAAAATACCATCACCAAAGAAAACTTCGTATTTTTCATCTTCAATTTCTTCAATAAAGAAAACATTTGATGATGGGTCAATATTTAAAATGTTATCAGCAAGTTGGTAAATCTTGTATGAAGTAGCGTTAGCTGATGGGTATACTTTAACTCTAATGCTAGTGGTATCAATTGCAGGGTTTTGGAGAATAAAACGCTGACTTTGTAATCCAGTATTAACTGTAAAAGTATTTGTGATTAATGATCCTTCGTAAATTGCAACTTGAGAAAACGAAGCTTCACCATTAACTACAGAAGCAGTGTGATCTTCAGTTGCAACATACTGGTATAAATTGTCGTCAAATGATGTTACAAACCCAGTTCCTTTCTTTAGGATAATCTCTTTGGGTGCTGTGCCACTAAATTCGACATTAAAACTAACTAAAGCCTTGGGGGCTGTGATTGACTTGGGACGGTAGCCTAATTGCTTCGCTAAGGCTACTACGTTGTCCCTGAGGGTGGCTGAATCTAGGAATAGCTCATTGACTACCAGATTGGTGTTAAACGCCGTGTAGTAGGTATTATAGGCAAGTACGTCAAGCAGATTACTCCATACCGACCCTTCAAAGTCATAATCAGTAAAACTAGTCTGCGCTCTCAAATATTCTTTGAGTGCAGTCTTAATTTGTGTGAAATCTAAATTAGATACCTGAGCGTATGGCATTTATCGTGTTCTCTCTAGGAAAAATGCTACATTAAGTGGAACGTCTTCTCTACCAATAATTTCGAAGATTAATTCAATATCAAAACCATTTTGATCAAAATCAGGTACTGTATTCACTGCAAGAACTTTAATTCTTGGCTCATATGCTTTCAGAGTATTTTCAATCTCTGCTGATACCATACCAGCAGTACCATAATCAAGAGGTTCGAACAATAATGAAGAAATAGAAGAACCTAAATTTGCGTTGAAAAATCTCTCACCTCTGTTGGTTAACAATAGGTTAACAACAGACTGCTTGATGGCAGCCTCATCCTTGGTGACGATTAGATCGCCAGTGATAGGATGAGGCTTAAATGTGATATTCAGATCTTTAAAGGTAAGAGTCTTAGCCACACAAATAAATGTTTATTGTTATTTATGTTCTATTCTTCGAACCTTTCTACAAAATCATCGAAGCCACCAGCCCCACCACACTGGCGAGAAAGTCGGTTCTCAGGAACTTTATATTGATTTTTATGAATTTTCTTAAGGTATTTTTCGGAAGAAAGGTCTGAAATCAGAGTCATACCTGATTGAATAAAGTCCTCACTTCTATCTACTGGTGAATTTGCCATCTGTTTACTCCATGAAGGTACAAACAGAACTTTTAAAGGGGTTGCTATCCCTTCGTTACTATTTACACAGCATCAAAATTGACAATAAAAAAGCGGCTCTCGCCGCTAATATTATTAACCTCGACCTTGACCACGGTAACGCTTCCTAGCCTTGTTACGGCTGCTGGCAGCATACTTCGTGTGCTTGCCCATACCCTGGCGAGTAGACTTGGGCTTGGACTCGATTTGGGGACCGCCAGAAAAAGAAGGACGCTTTGCCATATGATGTACTAGTGAACTACCCCCCTATCATAGCACTATTTGCCCGAATTGGCAACAAAGAGGTTGGGGTATGTAAATGGTCCTACCAGAGGTCTCTCAGTCCCTAGAGCTTGGCACAGGTCCCCCTGGACCAGCGGTGGGAAGCTATTGAAGAACACAGATTTATTTACTTTGTTCACAGACACTCGAACACCTGGAGCACATACAGCATTAGGTGTATTTGGAACCCCAGGCACTGTAGTTGGAGGCAAAGCAGCATGTGCAAACTTCAATGGGGCACCTGCATAGAATAGTGCAGCACCTGGCTGAAATACTCCAAGTGCCTGGGCAGGGTACGTACATGCTCCTGGTACTGTTGATGTAGTATCAAATGTTTCTGGTCCTGCAACTAAAGGCATTTTAATTTTTTTCTAGGTCTTTTAATCTTTTGTCTACCTCATCCAGGTACTGAACTATGTTTACATGTTCGGTTTTTTCTGGAGGACGGTACATTAATCTAAAAGGAATTGGTAGTTGATTCAATTTCTCTTCGATTCGTGCTACCTTAGTCTCTAATAAACTCAGCCTCTGGTTCAACTCTTCCATTCTCAGTTACTCTCTCCTTTTTAATCATATCTTGGTAAATTGTTTCTACTTCAATCTCTGGGCGAATGCCAGCATAGTAGTCTGTTGCAAGTGTCTCGATGGTGTCTGCGAATTGATTGAAGTCATCAAAGCGTTGCTCTTTTATAGTACCATCTTTGGTTTTGAAAGTTACTTTGTGTTCCATGGCGACTTTTTTAGCTGAAAATTTTCTGGGAAATTTTTTGGACAATATTGAAAATGAAATCCCAAATTCCCTCTAGCATCTTATCAAAGATATCTGGGGAGCTTGGTCTATATGTGTATTTATTCGAAGATCTTGATGCGGTACGCCTAGTGGTCGAATTCGAGGGCTTACGTGGCTTAGCAGATTCCCGTATTCTTTGACGTTCTTTCTTTGCTTGTTCTTTGATGACTTTGCGAACTTGGAGTTGTTGGGAACGAGTTGTGGCATTTGATAACTTTTGACCTTTTTTCATGATTTTTTCTGGGGGAAATTTTTTTAAATGAAAGGAATAATTCGAGGGCTCTGGGAAACGTTTATAGCTTAGAACGATGGGTCCCCTTTCGCTATACGTTAATTATAATTAACGAACGATTACGATTAACTGTCAATTCTTTATACTTTCAATCGTAATTACCTGTTTATTCTTTATACTTACACATACGATTACACTGTTATTCTAATACACTGCAAATATGATTTACAAAATATAATTATATTCTGCAAATAAAAAAAGAGAGTGATAATTATCACTCTCTAATAAATCTGTAATTCTATTAATAATAGAAACTGTTAGATTTCAAGAATACTGAGATCTCCAGATTTGCGTGCTTTAGCTATAACTGAGCCGATGCTAATTTCGTCGGGGTTCCAGTCAGTGAGGATGGCACGAATGTGGGCAGTGAATCTATCTGTGCCCTCGAAGATGTACTGCTTCTCAGTGTTACTCTGGAAGGCGATTGTGATGTGGTTGCCTAACACCGAGATGCAGTAGATTGCCGAGGATTCATCTACACTGAACTCCCGATAAAGCATGGAGTCGGTGATGCTGAAGGAAATGGACATTTTCAGGAAAAGTGAGAAGAACTGGAATGGGGGAGTTAGCTATATTCACTCCCCCGTGGGGTTTGTTACACCGTGGTGTTCTTATCCTGTGCCCAATTGCGTAGACGAGCGTTGCTTGCTTTGTTGAACACTCGGTCGCAAATGTTGCCATCAACGTTGAGATGACGGTTCACAGATTTGGCACACTGCTTGAGTGCATCCCGACCCAACTTGCGGTTGGATTTGTGATCACCACTGGTGGCAAGATCGAACAGGATGGTGGCACGACGGGGACCGATCTTGCGGGGGTTGTTGATGAGAATGGACGCAAGATCGGTGGGGTTGTTGAACAGAACTGCGAGGCGGGTGCTGTTGAACATTGTCCTGGAAGTGCGAGGGGTGGGGTAACTCGTTTCCCCCCTCGATGCCTATAGTATGGCACAGCTGAGGGGGGAATGGTGATTTACTGTGCCACTTTGATTAGTGGCACACGGTATCACGAATCTTGGAGAATTTGTGCTATGAGAGAATCCAATTCTCCCAAGATTTCCTCAGATTCGTTATCATCGAGATTTTCAAAATCCTCGATAATTTGTGATACCAACTCGTCGATCTGTTGCTCGTCAGTGTAAGCGAGGCTGGTCATGGTTCGTGTTAGTTAGTGGGTGAATCAGTGACGGTCGGAGATGTTGAAAACTCCCCAGCCACCAGTTACACGTTCGTGCTCAAGTTGGCGGGTGTCGATTGCATCCAGACGCTGTTGGGAAGTGTACTTATCCCAGAGAGAATAATCGCTGCTGTTGTAGCAATCATTCCAGATCTGGTTTGCTTCTTCGAGGGTCATGGTTGGGTGTCTGTGGTTGACTTGATCAGTCTACAGGGTCAGGGGAGCTGGCAGCTGCCAGGTAGGACACTGTTGTAAGTGGCACAGCGGCGCTCGGTGGCGGCGTTCACAGCCCCCACAGTGTCAGCAGCGAACCCGATGGCAGCGGCACCCACAGCCCCGATGGGAGCATAGAGAGCAGCACCGATGGAGAGCAGGGCGATGGTCTTGAGCATGGGGGTGGGTGTCGTTGTGGTTAGTCTAGACGGTGGGCAGCTGATCCAGGCAGTCGCTCAGCCGCTCTGTGGGGTGGCACAGGGGGGCGGTGCTCTGGAGAGCCTTGGCATCCCTCAGGGAAGCGAACAGCGGCAGCCCCACCACGATTCCCAGGGCAGCAGCAGCGAGGATGGCAGCAGACAGGCGCTCGGCGGTTTTCATGGGTCGTCTGTGGTTGACTTGATCAGTCTACAGGCAGGGGTGGGGGCAGTGGTGCCCCCTGTGTGCCACCTGTCAGACTGCCACAGGCTGGCTGGCGGTCGCCTTGCTGTAGCCTCCAAACTGCCCAGCCTGCCGCCGCTGGCGGATCGCCTTGCCCCAGTCGCTGCCCTTGGGTTGGGTGCCATGCACCAGGAGGGCGAACGGTGCAGCCTCGAAACAGTGGCTGTCGTCGTGATCAACAATCAAACCAGCAGCGTTAGCATCTGCTTCTGTCATGAACACTTTGCTATAGCGAGTGAACACACCTTCATCGATCAGGTAGTCAAACTTGCCACCATAGCTTGCCGTCATGTAGAAGTTAGAGGGCAACTCCAAACCAACAAACAGTGGCAGATTCTTGCTGTAGCAGTAGAACTTCAGATCAGGATTGTGCATAGCAACCATAACCCACGCCTGAAGGTAAGCTGCGTTGAAGAAGTCCCCCGACTCATGAATTCGGACGAGTTTAGTAGACTTTTTGCGAGCTTTTTGCAATTCAGTGTTGATAAGATCAGCACAATTGCCAGACTTGAGAGCTTCAACAATTGTTTTAAAGTTGTGTTGGCGGTTGTGGAAAACTGCATCATATTGCACCTCGGAGGATGCAGCGAAGCAACGAAACTCGGTGTGCTTACCATCAACAATAGAACGCTTGCCGTTCTCATCTGCAACTGCCATAGAGAAGCATTGCAGAGCACCAGGGCAGGTAGAACCTGCAGGCAGGCTGAAAATCAGGGTGCCTTTGTTAAGCTTAGCGTTACCCTTGGAGAAGTGAAGCATGGCTCTGTGTGGTGGTGGGAGGCTGTCTTGCCCCCCGTTGAACATAGTATGGCACCCCCTGAGGGGTCTGGGGTCAGTTGGTGGACAGTGCCCCAACTGGCACAGGGTCAGAAGTCTACACTCCAGTCTGTGTCATTCTTTACAGCAACCCAAAAAAAGTATTTGCCATTAGTAGAACGAAGGAACACACGGTTCTCTTTAATCTGTTCTACAATACACTCGGGGTTGCTATTCATCATGTTAGCGAATCTGTTCTTCGCTTTCTTAGACTTAGGTGTGACAAATGCGAGGTCGAACATGATGCAAACTCACAGAACGTAGTAACCTTGAGCAGCAAACAATTGGGGTCGATTCTGTTGCCAACCGTTCAGCATCTGTTGCAGTTGCTGATTAGAATACCTGTTCACCCAGGTATATTCAGCAGTGGAACAGTTGTTGTCAACCCGAAGAAAATTGATGATGGTTTGAATAGCTTTGGAGCGATTCATGGTTGTTTGTTTGAACTGAGGTTAGTATAGGGGGCATCCAGCCCCCCTGTGGGTGCTACTGTGCCAGTTCAGAAAGTGTCACATCACACACCCGATAGTAGGCTTTCTCTGTGATAGAATTAAGAAACAGCAGAACACGTTGAGTATAACGAAGCAGGGTTTCACGCCCACCTTCATTATACCAATCGCTGACACGGTTAGCAACCCAAACCGTGACGCCGACGATGAATCCAACCACCGTGGCGATTGTATAAAGAATCTGTTGGATGGTCTCGTTGTTAGCAACCTCATCCATCAGTTCATTATACTTTTCGACGATGGGGTTGTTGAGAAGAATTGCGGTGTTCATTGTTGTAGAGAATTGAACAGTGGTGGCTGATCCCTCAGCCATGCACACAGTATGGCAGAGCAACCACCAGGATGCAACCCCCACTGTGCCAGTTCCCAAAGTGTCACAGGGTCACTTGACAAACAATAAAATACCCCCTAGAATACACTAGAGGGTATAAAGAAACTATCCCTATTATACTATTCTTGAGTAGTATAATCTATATCTACTACTATACTATAATCATCATATTCTACATCTTTATTCTTTATATCATATTCTTTCATCTCTTCTATAATATACTGATCAAATGTTAGATAAGACATAAGAATTAAAGATTAATTGTTACAGTTATATTTTATATCTTAAATCTTAATTTGTAAAGATTTAAGATTATTGAGAAATCTTAATTTTTGATTTATTAAGATTTCTCAATTTTTAGGATTTTCAGCTTTCCAACAATTCAGGATTATACT